TAATCATTATTGCCCTGGAAATGTGTGATATTATAACTTCCGCTAGTACCAACATGTAATGCGGTATAATCACTACCAGATTCAATTGTTGCTGTACCTATTACAGCAAACCCTGACACGTATAATGAATTATTAGCAAAAAGACCATTAGCATTAACACTTCCGGTTACTAAAATAGATCCAGTAAATTTATGTGTATCACCTAAATCATTACCAAATACGGATGAACCGCTCACGTTTTGAATCACCACATTTGTTATTGATGAACTAACAACATATTGGTGCGCGGTTAATGATCCGCTAACAGTTAAACTACCTTTAATTGTTTGATCCCCGTTAAAAACGTGAGAACCACTGTCAACAAGCACATCTCTAAGACTTTGAAGTGTTGCTTTATATGTTGTGCCGCTTAGAACAACTGGGGTTACCCCTGTTAAACTTGGGGCTAGCGAACTTGATAATTGTGAAATTTTTAATCCTGGCATTTAAATAAATATTTTAAAATATTGTCATATTATTATCTTCTGTTATTATATAATCACCATCCTCAGCTAGCAAACCATCTGTTACATATGAAATAATATCATCATCGCAATCAATGCCGCATATAAAGAAATCGTAATTGTTTAATCTTGTCAAAAAGTTATGTCTTACATGTACATAATCTAATGGTTCTTCAAAATATTTTATTGATTTTATGTTAAAACAACATACACCCCTGTGATTTATATCCATTTGCTGAGAACCTCCCCAGGATTGGATAAACGGTTGAGACCCTCTGTTTGAGGCAACAACCTCTTCCCAGTTTTCTTTTTTATATATTGGTCTACCATTCAAATATATTTTTAAGGTACCAAGTCTTCTTTGTCTTTCATCTGCCCACTTTTTATTTAAAAACTCGTAGTTTTCTTCATAAGTGGCAATTTGGTTACTTGTTACCGCTGTAACTACGGTATCTCTATAATCTTCAATTTTCCAACCCAGTTGGTCATTCCAACCACCATGATTTTCCACATCACAATCGGTGTAATGTTTGTATCTATCAAACACAATAGTTATGTTAAAATCCTTTGTTTCTCCTGTTGTACACAATTGAGGTGTAATATCTGATTCTACATAATAACTTTCAGTATAACCATTATTAGTATCACAATATCCAGAATATCTAGTGGCGGTCCACATTATTTTTCTATCTGAAGTAAAACCAAAAGATAGACTATTGTCGCCAATACTTGAATAATCGCTAGGCCCACCGGAACCAAAGTAATAAAATTTTCCACCCTGAGACCAAGGCAAGGACTCTCTATTAAAAATAAAATCTAAAGTCCATCCTTTTTCAGTTCTTCTTTTTATAATTGGTGAAGAACATTCGTTTGGTTCTGGTTGTATAAATTGGTACGCCCATGGTTTTACACCATATTTCGGGGTGATTCCACAACATGCGGTAGGTCTTTGTAACTTACCCACACATTTATAATAGAAATACTCATCAACAAAGCTTGAAATAATATCAGCCTGATCAGTACCCATATTTAAATCGATGAATATTGGATTATTATATCCAGTTATTCTCATGTAATGTAACTTACCGTTATTATCATTGAATAAGTAAACATCATTATTTAAAATTTGATATTTGTGGTAAAAACTTAGACCATCACAAAAAGCATCAAAACTTATAGTTGTTGAAAACCCAGAATAGGGATATGATGCATTATTTACCCTATTATCATACTCGGATAAGGTAATTGTTGTCCTAACACAATCAAAATCCTCCAAACTATCGTTTATTTTAAGTGTAGAGTAGGTTATCGGGCGAGATAAGTCTAAAACGTCTTCGTTATAGTCATCTACGACTTTTGTTATCTCATAATCATAAAATTCTGAAGTATCTAGCTTGGAATCCAGTTTAGTCCCATAAAACTTTAAAATATTCTGGCTGTTCATATGTAGATAAATATCTTTCATAGGATTTGATATTTATATAAAAAACCATTTAGATGAATAATTTTATTAAACAAGTGATTGAAGAGAAGTTTGCATCAAAAGCGCAACAAAGATTTTTCTATGCTCAAGCCGGTGAAGGCGGTAAAAAGGGTAAGAAATGGTCAAAATGGGCTAAAGAATTTTCTGCTGATACAGATTTTAAAAAAATACCAGAAAAAGTAGAAGAAGATGAAATTGAGGAAATCGTTGACGATAAAGGTAATATTAAAAGAAGCGACGTTCCTTTAGCAATAAAAAAGAGCACAATAGGTTCAAAGAAAAGAACAGACAAGGTTGTAAAGACTGGTGCTGGGGCGATGGGGGTTCATGGTGTTCACGGTACACACACCACTTTAAAATATTGGGCGGAATCTGACATGAGTGGCGCTCTAGGGTATGATGATACACTTGGTGAAGATGCGACGTATGATGAAGCATATGAGCACTTTACGAAAAAATTAGGTTTAAGTGACGAAGAGGCTAAAGAAAGATTAAAAGCTCTTGGATATATTCCAGGTGAAAAAGATTTAGTTAGACTTGTTGAAAACCCTAAAAAATATATGAATGATTATATTGAAAGTGTTTTGGTTAAAAAAACGGACGATAAAGATGTTTTAACTAAAGATGAAGATAAGTCGGAATTAAATCCACTTATTAAAAAACAAGTCGATTCCTTGAAAAAATCATTAAAAAGTAATAATATATCTATAGATAAGATCATAAATCATTTAAAAAGTGAATAGTCAATTAAAAGACAATGTGTATGATGTTCCAAATGATGTTTTGGAAAAAATTAATTCAGTTTTATCTTCAGTAACTGATGAGTCAACTCATGGTGTACAAAGAGCAAAAAGACTTTGTTCTGAAAAGAAGGTAACATATGGCCAATTAAAAAGAATTATACAAGATATAAAAACAATAGATAAGGAAAACGATAATTTAAGATATCAACTGTATGGTGGTGAATTGATGGAAAAGTGGGCAAATACGTTTTTAGATGGTCAAAGAAGTTTAGTTAAATCAAAAAAACAGTCAACACAAAAAATAAACAATTTGACAGGAATGAATGGAATGAGAAAAAATCCATTTCTTGGTACCCATAAAAAATCTGAAGAGAAACCAACTTATACAAATTTTTTAAAATCTAATTCAGATAAAAGTTCTATCTCAACAATAACTTCAACAGGTATTTTCGAAGAGGTTGAAAGAATAAAAAAATTAATGTTATAAATTATGCCAACACAATTAGAAATAATAGCAGAAAAACAAAGACAAGATCATCTTTCTAGAAATGCCTATATAGAAAAAAATGGTTATGCGTCAACACATGAAAACGCATTATCAACTGGTGACGATAAGGGTAAAGGTGAAACAGATAAAATCGGTTCATCTACTGATATTCAAACTAGAATGAGTAATCTTGTTAAAAATACATATTCTGGAGAAAACTCTTATGGTATAAACAATCCAAATGCATTATCTGATGGTGATGAAAGAGGAAAAGGTGAAACAATCACAATAGGTTCAAAAACCGACATTAATACTAGAACTGAATTATTATCTAGAAACATATATAGTAACACGAAAGGATATGGTGTAAACAATCCAAACGCAATTTCAGATGGTGATGAAAAAGGTAAGGGAGATAATAATGGAAAGGTTGGATCATTAACTGACATTAATACAAGAACAGAATTAATAAACAAAAATGTTTATAATGGTGATAACGGTTATTCAAGTATTCACCCAAATGCATTATCTGATGGTGATGTAAAAGGTAAAGGTGATGTTAATACACAAGTTGGTTCTTCAGTAGATATTAATAATAGAATTGATTCAATCGCAAGAAACAAATACGGGGAAGCTAAAAAGTATCCAGATTTTTAATATGAAATTAGAAGAAATAATTGAAGAACAATACGATTCAATTTTAAAAACCAGTAAAAATAGACCATTGGTAGATGCTATTGTTAATAGACATCCCATTACCTTCTATTATACTGGGCCAAGAAAGCCTAAAAAGAAAAGTGTTAAAGCTGGTTACCGTGTTAAAGCCGAGGCGGTTGCTCTTGGAGCAAATAAACATACAGGTAATTTGGTTTTAAGAGCTTATATTGATGATCCGTCAAAATCTAAAAGAGGTACACCTACTAGAGTTGGAAAAGAAAAATCGAACTATGGTTGGAGAACATTTTTAGTTGCTAGAATGACAAATATTCAAGTTGCTAAAGATGAAACTTTTAATGTAATTAGAGACAAATATAACGGTGGTAAAGATGATGCATCTATGAGCATGACGTATGTGAAAACAGATTTTTCAACTACCCCACCAAAGCCAAAAATTGGAGATACAAAAAAACCGGATAAAAAACCTACAGCAGAACCGGAAAAACCAAAACCACCAACAATTACAAAACAAGCTAGAAATGTTGATGCTGAGTTGAGAAAGTTTGACGATGATTTAGCAACTGTTGAAAAAGAAATTCAAACAGCTTTAGCTTCGTATAAAGAAAATAAAGGTACCCCAGAGGAAAAGAAATTTATTGAGCAATTAAAAGTTCTTGGTGATAAAAAGAAAGAATTATTAAATAAAGTTGCTGATACAATCACAACTATTGGTCAAGATGTTAAGCCAGAAGATAAAGCGAAAATTAGTAATTTTACTAGAAGGGTTTCAGCTAAGAAAAATGATCCAGAAACGCTTATCCCATTACCGACGGAAAAACCAAGCAAAACACCTAACGAGAAAGATAAAACCCCAGAAGTAAAAGATAAAAAATTACCACAGGTACCTAAAAAAGAAAAACCATCTGATGATCCTGATGATAATCGTTATGATTTAAATGAAAACTTTGTGAATCGTGTAAAAAAACTTATTTCATACTTTTAACTTTATTTTAATCAAACAAACAAATATATTTATAATATTATGGAAAACGGTAGAATATCAGAAAACGATTTAATGCACAAATTAGTGCAAGCTAAAAAAGTAATGAACAAAGTTGATGGTGGGGATTTTGAAAGAGGGCACATCAATGAAAATATTTTAAAGAGTGCGCCGGAAGATATCGCGCCACAAGCACCTTCTGCCACCAGACCAATGGCTTCACCTAGTGTTGATAAAATACATCAATCAAAATTACCAGATGCAATAAAAACTGCAATGATTAATAATCCAATACCACAAATTTCATTAAATGAAACCCTAGATATGGACTTTGTTAAAGGTGCAAAAAAATTAATGGAAAGAGAAGGTTTAGCAAAACCAGCACCACAACAAAAGCAAACATCAGCAGGAGGAAATGTTGACATGAACGCAATAGCCGTTTTAATTGAAAATACTGTTCGTAAGGTTATGGATGAAAAATTAAACCAAATCCTAACTGCACAGCAAACAACTTCAATAAACGAAAATCTCGTGTTAAAAGTTGGCGACTCTATTTTTAAGGGTAAGATCACTGGCGTAAACAAAGCCAAGTAACATTCACTTTTATTTTTTATTTTCTTATAATAGACATATAAGATTAAAAACATGTCTAAAATAAGAGTATTAGCGATTCCATCTGATAGCCACGGTGTTGGTAAGTACAGAGTACTAGATCCATTTAAATTTATTGGTAATAAACATTCTGATGAAATTCATGTAGATATTGTGATGAATTTAGAAGATAATGATAGCGTATTTGATAATTACGATGTTGTTGTTTTCCATAGTTTTATTCACATGGCACCACATGAAAGAAATCTAGAAAGAATTGAATGGTTAAAGAAACGAGGAATTAAGGTTGTGATGGATATCGATGATTTTTGGAATGTAGACCAAAGACATCCAATGTATGAACAAATTAAAAAACAAAACATAGCAGAAAAGAAAGTTTTATTTTTAAAAGCTGCTGATTATGTTACATGTACTACCGATTTTTTTGCAAATGAAATAAAAAAACGATTAGGCGTAAAAAATGTGTTTGTTTTCCCCAATGCTGTTGATGAAACAGAACCACAATTTCAATCAAACCCAATAAAATCAGATAAGGTTAGATTCGGTTGGTTAGGTGGTTCGTCTCACTTATATGATATCGAATTAATGAAAAGTGGTATTGAATTTATTCAAAATCAATACAAAGACAAATCACAATTTGTTTTATGTGGTTTTGATTTACGAGGTAGTGTTCATGAAATCGATAGAGCTACAGGTAATGTGACTCAAAGACCAATTTTACCACATGAAACCGTTTGGTCAAAATATGAAAGTATTTTTACATCTGGATATAAAGTTTTAGAACCTGACCATAAAAATTTCTTATTATCATATGTTCAATCAGATTATCCTACCATGGATGTTCCATACTTAAGAAGGTGGACACAAGATATAAACAAATACGCATTGAATTACAATTATTTCGATGTATCCTTAGCCCCCCTTGTTGATTCATACTTTAATTCATGTAAATCTCAACTAAAAGTTATTGAGGCCGGATTTCATAAAAAAGCAATAATTGCTAGTGAAAATATGCCATATACATTAGATTTAGTTTCTGCAGTTGATGAGGGTAAATTCAAAGATGGCGGAAACGCTCTAGTAGTGTCAACGAGAAAAAATCACAAAGACTGGGCTAAACATATGAAAAGATTAATTGATAACCCTAACATGATTGAAGATCTAGGTAATAGATTGTACGAGACTGTTAAAGACAAATATGCACTAAAAAACGTTTGCGCTGACCGCGTTCAATTTCTCAAATCCATAGTAAATAAATAGTTTTTGGTTTTTTGGAAAAAAATGTCTATATTAGTTTATAACATTAAAATCAAAAAATTATGTATTACTTAGTAACAATCGGTTATGAGACCGAACAAATGGACAGAGAGGGTAACCCTAGAATTAAAAAAGTAAAATACGTCCTTCAGGCGGAATCTGTTGAAGAAGCGACATTAGTTGCTAGCAAATATAGATCTGGCGACATCAGAGGAAGTGAAAGTTTAAGTATAGTAAAAATGCCCATTGAATGTGTAATAGACGCGAAAAACACGCCGGAATATTACAAATAAAATGATTTCGAAAGAAAAAATTGAGAAAAATAGAAATAAGTTTATAGAGGTAAATGAAACTTACTCTATTTTTACAAAAGAGTTGGAAGAGTTTCTGGGTGATGATTTTTATCATTGCCCAGCTTCTCCTTCTCTCGATTTATACGGAGCTTATCCGGGTGGGTTATTGGATCATCTTTTAAAGGTTTGCAAATATTCACTTTACATAAATGACATTCTACCCGAAAAAATAAAATTAGAAAAAAACAAAATAATAAAAACTGTTTTTTTATCTCAAATAGGAAAAGTCTTCTTATTTAAACCAAATCAAAGCGAATGGCATAGAATTAATCAAGGTAAAATGTATGTATACCAAACAGAAGGTATGACAGCAATGAAACCAGGTGAAAGAAGTGCTTATTATGCTTTAAAATATGGTTGTAATTTAATGGAAGATGAATATCAGTCAATAATTAATACTGATAAAGACTCTGATGATAAAATGGCAAAGTGGCATTCATCAATGTTGTCACAGATATTAAAACACGGTTTTGAGTTAGCATTAATAGAAGAAAAATATGGAAACAAATAGCAATTTTTTGAACATTTTAGAAAAACTTAAAGAGTATGAATCTCTATTATCTACAGACGAAAATGCAGATTTAGATGAAACGCTAGTTAATGAAATAAACCAAACGTTAGATGAATTAAATGAAGAAGTTTACACAGCTCAAGCAAAAGAATTTTCCTCTTTTTTCGTTAAATTCATAAATAAATCTACAAACGAAGACCCTAAATTTGCCTATGAGGGAGATAGTGGTTTTGATTTAAGGGCTGATATAGAAGAACCTATTATCATACAACCATTTAAGAGAGTTTTAGTACCAACAGGCTTATATTTTGAGTTAGTTAAAGGTATTGAGATACAAGTTAGACCAAGAAGTGGTTTGGCGGTAAAACACGGTATAACTGTGTTAAATAGCCCAGGAACTGTTGATAGCCATTATAGAGGTGAAATTAAAGTTCCGTTAATAAATCTAGGTGATGAACCATTTAAGATTGAAAAGGGTGACAGGATCGCACAAGGTGTAGTTGCTCCTGTATTTGGTGAAGGTAAAATTCAATTAGTTAAAACGGACGAATTAAGCGACACATCTAGAGGTGAGGGTGGGTTTAATTCTAGTGGTATTAAGTGATATTTATAAGGGTGAAAATAACCGTTAAAATTAAAAATTAAAGTTTTGATAAAATCGAAAAGTAAAACCGCTGTTTTAGAAGAAAGAAAAACACCACATAAGCAAAGAATTAAGGAATTAATTAAAAGACCAAAAGAGAAATTTTTAACACAATCACAAGAAGAATACTGGAGGATATTAGGTGAAAACCAGATAACATTATGTTTTGGCCCGGCTGGGGTTGGTAAGTCTTATATAGCAATGAAAAGAGCTATTGATTTACTTTATGATGACGATAACAAATACGAAAAGATTATTATTGTTAGACCAGCTGTAGAAGCAGAAGAAAAATTAGGTTCACTTCCAGGTGGTTTAGAAGAAAAATTAGATCCATACATTTATCCATCATATTATCTTTTAAATAAGATTATTGGAAAAGAGGCGAGAGAAAGAATGAAAGATGAGGGGTATATTGAAGTTGCTGCATTAGCTTATATGAGAGGATGGAACGTAGATAATACAATATTAGTTTTTGAGGAAGCACAAAACGCAACACCAGCACAAATAAAATTATTATTAACAAGAATTGGTTTTAATTCAAAGTTTTTTCTATCTGGTGATTTAGAACAATCAGATAAATTCAAAGATAAAACTAAAACTGGTCTTTACGATGCAAAGAAAAGATTAGAAAATGTTAGAGGAATTGGAATTTTTGAATTTGGAAATGAAGACATCGTTAGAAACCCAATTATCGGCGAAATCTTGAAGAGATACGAGTAATTACCCATTTACTTTATTAAATTTAAACCCTATCTTTTGAAATATGAACATATATATTTCAATTGATGGGGTTTTACGTAATTTCATAAATCGATTTCATTATCATTATGAAAATGCATACATCGATGTTGATGTAGAGGCGAGCGAAGATAAGTTTGATTACAAAGTAATCGAACCCATAACAAATCTAGATCTATCAGATCATTTTCTTTTTCAATCAAAAGAACAGAGAGACTTTTTTCAGTACATTGAATATCCAATGGAACTTTATGGACACTCTCCGGTGAGTTATAACAATGTCTATAACGAACTCAATAAATTTGTATATGACTATAAAGACCATAATGTTACTATTGTTGGTCTAGACGAGTTAGGTAAAGCAAGACCTGCAACACTATTCTTTTTATCAAGAAGTGGATTCATGGTAAATAATATCAAATTTATTCTAAGTAAAGATTTAGAAAAAGAATGGGAAAATGTTGATGTTTGGATAAGTGATTCAGAAAAAATATTACAACAAAAACCTAAAGATAAAGAATTTATATTCTTTAAAACGCAATATAACCAACACTTTACTTATGAGAAAACAATCAATAAATTAAGTGATGTAACTTTTGATAATAATAATATATTGATCGATACTAATAAAAATGAAAAATTAATAACTGATGGCGGAATTTTATAACAAAAACTATTACATCGATATCGATGGGATGATAGAAAAATGTCGAACAGGTGGTACCCTTCAAGATGAAGAAGGTAAAGACGTTATGGAAATAAATGTTTTCAAATACGAACTTTTAAAAATGATGATAGATCGAGTTCTTGGTGAAATGGATGATATTGAAGATGATGATGTCCTTTCTTCATTTAAACCAAGTTCAAGTTCATTATCATTTAATCTTGCATTTAACACCCTAATTCAATACGGAATAATAAACGAAGAAATATAAAAAAATGAGTGAAAAATTAAAAAACATCGAAAAACTACAAGACGCATTATTGAGGTTAGAAACAAAAGAAAATAAAATCTATTTCTTATGTTACGATACCAGAGGCGCAGCTAAAGCTTCAGTTAAACACATATATGATATGGCGTTTTTCCTTAAAGAGGCTGGAATGGATAGTAATATATTGGTAGAAGACGCGAACTATGCTGGTGTGTCTAGCTGGTTAGATGAAAAATACAGTCAAATACCTGTTGTTTCAATTAAGGATAATAAAGTTGAAATGTCTATTGATGATGTATTAGTAATACCTGAACAGTATTCTAACGTTTTACAACAATTATCTAACATTAGATGTACTAAAATTATGTTTGTACAACAGAAAGAATATATGTATGATTCATTACCAATCGGTAGTCGTTGGATAGATTATGGTATTGAAAAAATTATTACCACAACAAATGCTGCTAAAAAATACATAGCAGAATATTTTCCAGAATCGTTGGTGTTTGTTATACCACCGGTTATTGAGGATTATTTTACAAAATCAGAAAAATCTCAAAAACCATATATTGCGATTAGTGTAAGAGACCGTGTTAAACACAGAAAACTTATTTCTGAATTTTATTTAAAATACCCACAATTAAGATGGGTTACTTTTAAAGATATGGTACAAATGTCAAATAAAGAATTTGCAGATTCATTAAAAGAATGTTTAGTATCATTATGGTTAGATGATGATAGTACTTTTGGTACTTTCCCATTAGAATCGATGAAATGTAATGTACCAATTGTTGGTAAAATTCCATCAACAGAGCCTGATTGGTTAAGTGAAAATGGTATTTGGACATATGATGAAAATAAGTTAGTTGAATTACTAGGAACATACACTTTAGCTTGGTTGGAGGGTGCTGGAATTACTGATGAAGTAAAAGACAAAATGAAAGAAACCTTAACACCATATGATAAAGAGATAACAAAAAATAATGTTATTAACATATTTGAATCATTCAATTCAAAAAGAATTGAAACAATAACAAAAGCGTTGGAAAAATTAAAAGAAGAAGAAACAGTATGAAAAATATCACAGTAATATTACCCGTTCACAAAATCGATGAAGATTATAAAGACATGTTGCAATACTCTGTCGAATCAGTTAAACAATTTTACAATGATGTAAAATTATTAGTTGTAGCACCAAATAGTTTAAAAAACGATCTAAGTAAAATTGATTTAGGTCAAAAACTAGAAATTAGTTATCACTACCATACCAGTGATACTGATTTTTGTTCACAAATAAATGAAGGTGCAAAAATATGTGAAACAGAATGGTTTTCAATTCTTGAAATTGATGACGAATACCAAAAAGTTTGGTTACCTAGTTTAAATCAATATATGATAGAAAATCCGGAAGCAGAAGTTTTCTTACCTATTGTAAAAGATATCGACGAAAAGGGAAATTTCACAAATTTCACAAATGAATCTGTTTGGGCGTATGGATTTTCTGAAGTTCAAGGAGAATTGGATAATGAAGTGTTATTAGAATATCAAAGTTACCAAATAAGTGGTGGTCTTTATAAAACTAAGAAATTTTTAGAAGTTGGTGGTCTAAAGTCAAATATAAAATTAACATTTGGTTACGAACTTTTATTAAGATTAACGCATAATGGTTCAAAAATTGTTGTAATTCCTAGACTTGGTTATAGACATGTCAATTTAAGAGAAGATTCTCTTTTTTGGAAATATAAAAATGATGATACATTGAAATTGGGTGAAAAGGAAGCTAAATTTTGGATCGACACCGCAAAAAAAGAATTTTTCTTCACAAATAAACGAGAAGTAAATTATAATGAAAATTAATGCCAAGAAAACGAACCCAAAAAGTTTATTTTGGGGAGGATCAAGAAAAGGCGGTAGTTAGATACTTAGAAAGTTCAGACGAAGCAGAAAGAAACAAGATATTCAACGAATATTTACGAGAACCCCTAGTAATAATGGTAGAAAGTATTATAAGAAGATATAAGCTTTACCGAAAAGATTTTGAATTTGAGGATTTACACACAGATACAATGTCTTTTTTGATTACTAAAATTAATAAATTTGATCACACAAAAAACCATAAAGCTTATTCATACTTTGGAACCATATGTAAGAATTACTTAATGGGGGCTATTCAAAAAGATACTAAAGAGACAAATAGAAGTATTTCATATGAAGATATATCAGAAGACATTGAAAGTAGGTTAGACTTTTCGTACACAATAGATGATTATCATGTTGATTACTCTAACGTTATTATAACGCTTACAAACAAATTAGAAGACTTTGTTGAAACAGAAGAATTAACAGACAATGAGAAGAAATTAGGGTATGCCCTCTTAGAGATTTTTAGCAACTTTGACTCAATTTTTCAAATAGGTGATGGAAACAAGTTTAATAAAAATCTAATATTACTATCATTAAGAGAAATGACCTCGTTATCCACTAAAGAAATACGTGTATCATTAAAAAGATATAAGACATTATATGATGGGATATTAGGGGGATTTTTAGAATAAATCTATTTATTATTTATGAGACCACCAAGAAAAACATTATCATTAGACACCGACTCAGCTCTGGCGCTAATGCAAGAAATCTACCATGATATTGTAGAACAGAAAAACACGGCTACATTAATAATGAAAAAGATGCTTTCTTTTATGAAAGAATCTGAAGATATGTCAGTAATTGGACCAGTAATTAAGGAACAACAAAAGATCCTTAACGAGTGTACTGAAAAGAAAATATCACTGGTTAAAATACAAAATGCTTTAATTCAGAAAGGTGCTACATCAGATAAATTTGCACCAGGTAAGTTGACACTAACAGATGAAGACAGAGAATTGTTAGAAAAGCTTATGGATGATGATAAAGATAAAGGACAAAAATTCGAATTGTAATGTACGATTTAAAAGAAAAACAAGCTCAGGTTAAATCAAAGCTTAAAGCCATCCAAATTGCTAATAACTTAAAAACAAGTGGGGTGGAAAAATTAGGTCAATTTGATGATACTATTGAAAATCTACAAAAACAACTTGGTAGTACTATTGATGGGTTTGGTGACAAACTCAAACAAAAACTACCTAACACTGAGAATTTATTTGAAAAAATAACAAAAGATTTAGAAGGAATCTTACCTAAGAAAAATAACGAAAGTTTATTAAGAACAACAACAAGAGACGCAGTTAGACGCACATCAGCACTTATTAAACCAATTTTTCTAAGTAATATTAGAAAATTATTTTTTGCGAACGATAGTGATTTTGGTTGCGGTAAACAAACTTTAATGCCATATAGTGGATTAACTATTTCACCAAAAGAATTCGACCCACTTGATATTTTACAAACTAGTCCTTTCGATAATTTAGGTAAAATTTCTTATGAAGGACAACAGTTTAGTAATAAAATAAAAATGAATAGGGTTTTTTATGATACATTTACCACTAGTCCATATAACTTTGTTTCGGAAGATGAAACAGAGTTATTTGAAATGAATTGGAATTCAGGTATTCAAAAATTTCAAATAACTGGTATAGATACAACTACAGTAACTGTTGATAAATTCATAACTAATTATTATGAATCAATAGAATTCCCTAGTTTAACCGACGTTGTTAAAAATACATTTAATTTTATTATACCGGTTGGTGATATTGTAACTGTAACCCCTGGTGGGAAAAGTAATCCAGCATTTGATTCCGCATTAAATAAACTAATGAAAACAATAGATAAAATTACGGGATATTGTGGAGACCCAGTTTCAGACTTAAAACAAAATCCAACAGATCAGTTTTCAGAAAGAGAAGTTGATGTTTCAACATTCTTTGATTTTGATGAAGTTGAAGGTATTGATTTAGATGATGAAAGTAGAAGATTAAATAAAGTATTAAGATTTACAGATTGTAATAATTTTGATATTCCAATGAATCAAAAAATCGTTGAGGATTTTGCATTTTACGCATCAACCAAAAATGAAGTCGAGGTTTTTAAAGCGTTTGATAATGCTTTAACTAAAACAGCTAAAGATGCTGCTAGTAAAAATTTATCAATCCCATTTCCTAATTTTTTACTTAATTTAAATTTAAACTCTTTAAAGAATTTACCTAAAGCATTACTTTCAGTAGTAATAACACCTAAATTCTTATTTCCAATTGTAGTTTTATGGAAAATGCTTAAAGAAGCTTCCGTTAACGCGTTTATTAGTGTTAAAACAATTATGAAAAATATTTCAAAATTCTTACACAACACATTAAAAGATATATGGAATAAATTCTTAGAGATATTCTGGAAATTAATTAAACCACAAATTTTATTAATAATTAAAGATCTTATTAAGAGAATCACAAAAAATTCTAAATCAAGATTAAAAACTATTATTCTTGCTTTAATAGATATATTAAGTATGATTATACCATTTGTTGGTATCAAAAGTTGTGAAGATTTCTACAACGCAATATTACAAGTATTAAATCTAATAAGGGTTGGTGTTAGTCAAAAAATTAATGGGTTATTATTACAATTAAGTAAGAGATTACCAGGGTATAGTGAAGATAGGGCAATAGCAAATGCTGCACAATTATTAGAAGCAAATGGTATACCAACAGGTGATCTTTTTGGTCAAGAAAATAATGTTATGTCATTTGTTTCATCTATTTTAAAAGGGCATCAAAAAGAAATGGATGAGAATTCATTTGTACAAGTTAGCTTAGATTATGCTCAAATACCGGTAGCACCATTAGGCGGCGCCGCAATAATACCTCCAGGGTTATTAAAAGCACATGGTAAATTAACATAATATGGATAAAGAAAAGTATATTGAAATTGCAACTGATTATGAAAATAGAAGCAATAAAGAACTAGTAGAAGCTAGAGATTTTTTTATTGGTGAATTTGATGAATTAAAAATGGTAATAATAGACTTAACTAGAAAATTAGAAGCGGTAGAAACATTATATAATAAAATTAACAGCGAATTAAACAAAAGGTATAAATGAAAATAATTGATATTGGTATTTGTATTGATAACAAAGATCCTAGAGGCTTTGGTAGAATTAGAGCTAGAAACTCTGAAGAACAAGATAGTACTAGAGCAAATGCAATACCTATTTGGGAACAATGGACCAAAGATGATCCATTTGTATATTCACCATTTATACCAAATCACATTAATGTTATACCACAAAATGAACAAGCGGTAAAAATTATTAGATATGACGATAGTAAAGGATTACAAAACCAAGAATATATTGCTGGTCCATTTACAACACCACATAACTTCACATATCAAAATGAATTATCACAATTAACCGAAACATCATTAGGACAAAGAGGTGAAAAAACACCAGCAATAAAATCATTTACTGGTGAAAGAAAGATTTTTGATGATGGGTACCTAAGGCCAGAATCTGTTGGTAGTTTACCAAAAATAGAAGATATAGGAATAAACGGTAATTACGGTTCAGATATTATCTTAACAGAACATGGGGTACAATTAAGAGCTGGTATTTTGGTTCATAAAAACAATGCAACCAAAAAACAAAAAGAAGACTTGGAAGCATATCCAATGTATTCACAACAACATTCTAAACTATCTTTAAAAAAGTTTCCAAGTACTAAAAAATTAGACAGACAAATAATTGAGGAAACAACAATTCCTAGTATAGATATAAAACATGTTTTTGAATATGATGTGGACAGTTTAGTTTCAGCAACAACAATTACATATACATTATATAGAATTGAAAGAAATGAGGGTGATAAATACAAATCTGATGTTTTTAGTATTAATACTGAATTAGGCAGCGAAACAACTAAGCTTATACATAGTGAAACTGTTAACCTTTCTCCAGGGACAAACGATGTTAAATTACAAGAAGCGTACGTTCAAATTAGAGACTTTATATCTAAATTAGACACTGATAAAATGATCAATATAGTACCCGGATTAAATGACGAGTATGCTCACCCATTTTATTTTAGACCTAAAAACACTTTAAGAGCAAAACCAAATTCAAATTCATTTTTACAAAATATAACACATTTAGATAAAACAAATGGTTTTGGGTTTTTATATAGTGAAAGTTCCCCAGACGTACAACCTGTAGTAAAAAAAGTTGAAAGACCTTACTTAAAAAAAGTTAGTGAAAAGGATCAAACCTTTGCTGCATTAACAGCTGATAAAATTTTATATTTATCGACAAGTTCATTGGGCGCCGATGGTAAACAAATACCATTTCCGGGATTAGATAAGTATGAATATAGTGAAGAAGATTATATTATGAGAATAATGCCAAATACCTTTTCAATGGTTAGAGGCGAAAAATTAATAGAGACACTTGAATTAATTACATTAATACTATTAAATCACGTACACGGAATAGTAACCCCACCAAAATATTCCCAGTCTGTAATCGATGAACTCAGAAAACAAATATCAAGAGCAAAATTAGATATGATCAATAGTTCGATTAGAATAAATTAATATGATATTTATTAAATAAAAAGATGTCATATTTTCGTTCATATTTTGAGAAAAATAACACCATATTAAAGGATTCACAGGTTAACACTTCAAAGAATCCTAATACTGAACTCATATACGGATCAACATTTTCAAAATTCCTATTTAAAGTGGATTTTACCGATCTTAAACAAAAGGTAGATTCTGGTGAATTTGTTGTTACAACCGGTACGACGCATACGTTACACCTAACAAACACAATATTCGGTGACGAAACCTTACTTAGACAAAAAAACGGTAGAGGTAGAGATAGAACAACGTCATTTGACATAATTGTATTCAAAATAAACGAATTTTGGGATGAAGGTGTTGGTTTTGATTATGAAGACCAAATATTTGATTTTACTGACGGAAATAACACATTTGATGAAAGACCTTCAAACTGGTTTAATAGAACTACATTAAATGGCTGGACTAGTCAGGGGGTTTATACAACATCACCTACTATAATTAAAACTATTCATTTTGATAATGGTAATGAAGATATCCACGCAGATATTACAGAATATGTAAACGGGGTTATTGTTTCTGGAAATACCGATCATGGATTAGGATTGGCTTTTGCTGTTTTATATCAAGATATTGAAGCTGAAGTAGACCAATCCGTTGCATTTTTTACAAAATATACACAAACATTCTTTGAGCCATTTGTTGAGACCTTTTTTGATGACAAAATTGATGACAACAGACAAAACTTTATTGAAAAAACGACACAAAATCTTTATTTATATGTTACAAAAGGTACAAATTTCTATGATTTAGATAATTTACCTACAGTGGATATTACCGATGCTGCTGGTAATGTTATTATCGGTTTAGGTAATCTACCAGCAACAAAAGTAAAAAGAGGAGTGTATAAAATCACATTTGGTTTAGATGGTGTGCTATGTGATGGAAAAAGATTTTATTATGACAAATGGAAAGGAGTGAGCTTAGATGGTGTGTCTATAAACGATATTACACAAAAATTTGTACCAAAACCATATACATCAAAATTCTCTGTTGGAGAAAACGAAACAAACCTCCAAAGATATTCTGTTCAATTTTATGGTATTAAATTAAATGAAAAAATTAAAAGTGGTGAAACTAGAAAGATTGTTACCACATTTAGATCCATTGATACACCTAAAAATGTCCTATTAGATGAGGTATTTTATAGAGTTTATATTAGAGAGGGTAAAACAAATGTTAATGTTTTTGACTGGACACAAATGGATAAAACAAATGAAAATTCATTTATGTTGGATACCTCTTATTTAATTCCTAGAGAGTATTATCTGGAAATTAAAGGTAAAATGCATAATGAATACATTTACTATAATGATGTAATAAAATTTGAGATCGTCTCTGAAAAATAAAACTATTTATAAATTATGAACATAAAGAATATTGTAAAGAAACACCTATTAGAAGCATTAGAAGAAGAAGGTCAAAAACCAGAAAATTATATGTTTTTTGGAAATGTAGAACAAATGGCTAGACAATGTAAACTTTTAATGCAAGAAGATCATACTAGAATCGATTCAATTTTAAAAGAACACGACTGGGCACAAGATCATATTGCTGAAGCTAAAAGTTTGTTAGATCAAGTTTTTGATTTTTTAATGAATGAAACAAGCGATCCGAATTCAGAAACTAATGAAACTTATTTAAATGAGGAATATCAAATAGACGAAAGTAAAAATTGTCCAACAGACCCAGCAAAATGGGCAGCGTCAAAAGCAAAAGCTAAAGGAAAATTCAAAGTATATCCTTCTGCATATGCAAATGGTTTTGCTGCGAAAGATTATAAATCAAAAGGTGGTAAATGGAAAAAATGTAAAAAATAACATCATGAAGATACTTGTGAGTGAAGAAGATTTAAATTATATAGAAGAGTCAATATCAAGTGGTAAAATCCTTAAGGAAGACCTTAGAAGATGGTTTAAAGAGAAGTGGGTAGACGTATCTAAGAAAGTTGATGGTAAACATCCACCATGTGGCAGAAAGGATGCTGATGGTAAATCATACCCAAAATGTAGACCATCTAAAAAAGTATCAAAAGAAACACCTAAAGTAGCGTCTTCATATGATAAAAAAGAGAAGAAAGCTATGACAGCGCAAAAAAGACGTGCTGAAAAGAAAGAACCTAAAGCAGGTAAAGGTAATAAGCCAACATTTGCAAGATTTGATGAAAGTATGAATACTAGAAAAGTAATACAAATAACCGAGAGTCAATTTAAACGATTATTCGAATATAACGAAGAAGCCCCGGTTATTATCTATGAAGATGAATATGGTTCAATACAAAATACAAATTTTGAATCAACTAATATGCTAAATGAGGCCGAGTATCAAGGACGTAAGGTTCAACTTGGAAAAATCATGCAAGGTGATATTAAAAAGTTTAAAGTGTATGTCAAGAATGATAAGGGTAAGGTCGTTAAAGTAAATTTCGGTTTCGGAGGTAAATCTGCGAAAGGAAAAAGGATGGTCATTAAGAAAAACAATCCAGAAAGACGTAAATCGTTTAGAGCTAGACATAATTGTAGCAACCCTGGTCCACGTTGGAAGCCAAGATACTGGGCTTGTAGAACTTGGTAATTATAACAACTTTATTTTAGACCAATAGTATAGCATATCTGAAGCGTATCTATTTAAGCTTTTAGCCTCCTTTTTTTCGATTAATTTTCCTATCTGGACTAAATGGTCACGGCTTCTTAAATCGATCCCTATAAGCCATCCTCCGTCCATTTTTTCATGTGTTGTGGGCTTTATGGGAATCACATATTTTCCTTCATCATAAAGTTTAAGCATTTTTACCATTTCGTCTTTTTTCATTTTACAATCAATACCTCTTTGGTATATCATTTTTTCTAAGACGTCTGTTCGTAATTTGCTATAGTCTATCTGATCCATGGTAACAAAAATAAATAATATTTTGGAATATTCCAAAAAACAAAAAACCCCCCGAAATCGGGGGGTCTTTTATATTATACAATTAAGATTATCTTAAAGTATCTAAGCTGAATGTGCTCAAGCCACTTACGTTGATCACACCGAAGTAACGGTTGTTAACCATTTTCTTCGCGTATCTTGTCATGATACCTTTGATTGGTGTCATGTTAAATGGATTGTACATTGTTGGTGTTAATTGTAAAGGTACATATGGTGCGTAGATATAACCAGCATCCAATAATGATTTACCTTTGTGACCGATCACAATTTTACCTGCTGGTAAATATGGATCACGGTATACTTGGTAACGACCAGCTAATGAACCTATTTTCTCAATACCCATGTTGTATTGATCTTGCTCAGGAGCAGCATTTGATACGTGGAAATATTCTAAATCGTCGAATACTGCAGAAACTTCTGAAGATACTACGATCCAGTTTGCACCACCACGTAAAGTTGTTTTATGGATTTGAGCTGAAATTTGGTTGATTTTTGTAACCAAAGTTTGGTTCCAGTCTTTCTGAGTGTAACCCATAAATGGTGTTCCACCAGTTGCACCGTATTTCCACTCGTTGTAATCCCACTTAGCAGTCCAAGCAGCACCTTTTCTCAAGTCACGTAAAATTTCACGGTCAACTTCAGCAGCGATTTGCTCAGATAATAAAGCTGTTAATTCAGCTTCAGCATCGATGTTATGGAACGCAGAAACGTCTTGTGCCAATTCTGGAGACCAGCTAGCTCTTAATTTTCTTTCAGTTACAGAAACTGTTACAGAAGAAAGATCGAAAGAAACCTCACCGATTTCATCTTCAAATTCTAAAGTATCATATACTCTGTAAGTTACTTTGAAGTTAGCTAATGCTAAATCGTTAGCACTGAAATCTGAAGCAGCAAAGCCACTTGTTGAACTATATGATTCTAAGTCAACGTTAAGGTAAATTAAACCTTCTTCGTCACAGATATCATTGAATCTGTTAAGACCAGAACCACCTTTTCTACCATACTCAACAATACCTTTACCATATTTTTGAGTTACAATGTTAAAGTTTTTAACACCGTTGTTAGCAGTTGTGTTACCAGTGATTTCAACTTGTAGAGATGCTAAGAACTCTTCAGTATCCATTGCATTACCATTAACACCTACTAATTTACCTTGACCGTCTTTTGTGAAACCAGAAAGAACGATAATTGCGCTAGATACAGACGCACCACTTAAAGCAGAAGCACTTGTAGTTGCTGCACCGTTTGCAAATGTTACGAAACCATGAGGGTTAACTTCAGCAGTTGTGAAAGATCCTTTTGAATAATCAAATAAACCTTGATCAGCTGCGTCTGAACCTTCGTAGAAACGATCGTAAAGACTTCTAGCACTTGTAGTACCAGTTTCATAACCTAATGTAGCAGCGTCACCGTTATTTGGCATACCAAATGGTGCTCTGTGTGCATCAGATTGTCTTTCTTGGATTTTAGGTACGAAGTAGAACAATTTACCAATTGGTAAGTTCATAGCTTGTACAGAAACGATGTCATTCGCTAATAATTTAGAGAAAACACGACGGATGATAGGGAATACCACTGTCTCGAATGATCCTGAAGAGTCAGAAACTGCTGCTTCATTGATTAAATAAGACGCTTGGTTTTCATACAACTGCGCGATGTTATCTTTTTGATGGCCGTCAAGACCTTCTAGGAAACCTAAGTCTTCCCATTTTTTAATGGTATCTTCTTTGATAACACGTAAGTGCTTAAGACCGATGTTACCAACCATACCTGATTCTAATAATGCTCCCATTTTAGTTTGTTTTATTTGTTTTTTTTTATTTTATTATTTTAATTTACTCATTAAGTCTTTCATTCTTCTGAATTGTGGGTTTTCGTAAGCTTTTGATTCAGCCAACATTTCTTGTGAAGAAGAACTTGAAGGAGTATTTGCAATTTTCTCAACTACAGACTCTGTTACTGGTTTTTTAGTTTCAAGTTCTGATTTGATAGAATTATATAGATTTTTAGATTCGTTTATAGTTGAAATTGAATCAAATCTCTTCAAAATATTCAATTTCTCTTGTTTTGTTGTAGAATTTTCAGTGAATAAGCGCGTTGCGTAAGCTAGGTTTGCGTTGAACACTGCAACTTCATTAAGCTTTTCTTTGAAAAGAACTAAAGCTTTTTTGTATTCAGCATTTTGCTTTTTAAGGTTTTCAACTTCTTCGTTCATTGCACCTGCAGCAAATACTTTCTTACTCTTTAATCCAGCTCTATTAGCTTCATTTTTGTCACCATGTGTGTTCCACTTTGTTCTAGCAGCTTCTGTTGCTTCAATCTCCATAGAATCATCTTCAGCCATTTCTGACTCTTCTTCGTCATCTAATGTGATTTCATAAACAGTCTCTTCGCCAGACTCTTCTTCTGCAACATCTTCCATAGACTCTTCTTCATTCCAGTCTTCAGAAACTTCAGTTTCTTCTTCCTCTCCTTCAGATTCGTCTAGTTTAATGATGTACTCATCGTCTTCATCTTTAAGTTCGATATTGTTACCGTCCTTTTTAACAACGATACCGTCTTCGTCAGACATTGCTTTAAACACTTTTAATACCTCTTCATCAGAAGCATTAGTCATATCAAGCATGTCGTCATCATCTGGTCCGCTCATTGGTGGCATACCGCTCATTGATGGCATGTCATCCGTTTCAGGAGACTCGTCATCGATGTCTTTTGATGGTTCATCATTTATCGAGGGGATTTCTTCATCATCAGCGTTCTCAGCATCATCTTCATCTTCATCTTCTGAATCTGGCTGTTCTGACATATCTTCTGATTCCTCTTCTGTAGGTTCCATAGCATCTTCTTCAGTTGCTACTTCTTCCTCTTCTTCTGACTCTTTAAGCAACTCATTTAGTTCTTGCTTCATTACTGAAGAAAGTATACCTTTTGCATTTTGCTTTACCGCTTCTTCAAGTGTATTAACTTGAAGTAATGCTTGTTCTAGAATAGATTTTTCGGTCATCTTTTTTATTTGATTTACTATATAAATATGCACATAATCAAAAAAATCTCTTTTTCAATATTGAAAAGAGTGATTTTTTCTCGTTTTATTATTATTTGCTTAGAAAAGAATCTAACCTCCCCATTAGTTTCTTCATTCTATCTTCAACAATAGGTTTTTCTTCAACAGTTTCGTTGAATTTATCCTTATCGCTAATATCTTGAAATACATAAGCTCCGGGAGTAGATGGTGATGATACCAAGTCAAAACAAACCAATTCAAAATCATCTTGAACAATATTTTGTCCTTTAATTTGTTTTAATGACCCAACACCTCTTGATGAGATACCTAATGTAACACCGTTTAAAATTAACATAGCGGCTTGATCACCCTTACAGCTGACAATACCCATTTTTTTCCAACCTGGAGATGTTAATATTTTAATTTTACCCATAAGGGTTTTACCATCCCACCATGTTTCTGTAATTGTGTGAGATACTCTATCAAGATCGATAAGAGAAGAAGAAGGGTGATTTAATTCGTTAAGTGCAGACCCCTTTTTTATAATAGTTTGGTATTTTTCATTTTCCCTTTTTAAAAGTGTCTCAGGGTAAATTCTACCATTCTTATTTGGGGTATCGAATTTTTGTAAAACAGCATACAGAATAAGATCCTGATCGGTGTCCTTATTCTGTATTTCTGTTATAATATTTTTGTTTTTATAATCTTCGGGTGAGATGTGTCCAGCGTCATATTCTATTAAAATCCCCTTACCCGTTTCATTTGGTCCCAATACTTTCATTTATTGATATATTAATATACCATATAAATACAAGCAATTTTGAATCAAATCTTACATTTATTAAAATTAAATAATGTTTTATCTGTTAAACAGTTATCTATAGACGTTTGAATAAACGTTTTTAATAAAGTTTTAATGTTTTGTGATTTTACATCGAAAAAAATATCTACAAATAAAGTGACTTCTAGATTCATAAAAGACCTTTTATCTGCTTTTATACCTTTTGTCCTAATATCAAGATCTACAATACTTTCTTTTTTGAAATAACTATTAAAATCATATGACCTAATATGCTCTTTTAAAGTTTTTCGCGCAGACATTATTGTCCTGTCATAATCTAATTCTTCATTTTCAGGCGCCACCCAAGCATTAAATTTTAAATAAATGGTTTTTAAATTTTTATAATCTACGGTACCATAACCGATTTTTACTTCTTTATAATCCCCTAAAGGAATATATTTTCCAATTTTCATTAACGTTTACATAATTTTTTTATTTTATGGTGTAGTATAATAATAAGAAATAATTTTTAATTTTCCAAAAAATTGGATTATATTTATGAAATATGATTATAATTGATTTAAAAAAAGAAAAAAACTTGGAATCAGCATTAAGAACTTATAAACATAAAGTTCGAAATGTAAAACAAGTTGAGAATTTGAGGGCGAGACAAGAATTTGTTAAACCTTCAGTAAAAAGGCGCGCTGAGATTTCTAAAGCGATCTATGTTCAACAAAAGAAAAATGGTCTTGATAATTAATCAAGACCATTTCTTAGTTCTATTAATCTAAAGTAATTTAACCTGGAGGCTTCTTTACTATTAACCTCCTCTTTTACCTTATTTAATTTATTATTCATTTCATTATCTGTAGATTCAGTTAAAATAGACTCAATTTTTGAATTAATGTTTTCTTTTAATTCGTTTGTTTTTACAATAACATCCTCATTAGTTAAAGACATTATATTTTTAAATTCAGTTTGCTGCTCTTCACTTAATGTATTACCATAAAGTACATTAAAATTATTAGCTAAAACCCCATATAACAAATTCTCATTCATTGTGAACGGTACAATATTTTTTTCTTCAGTTGAAGCTTGCTTCTTTTTTGTTAAATGCTCTATTAATTTTTTTCTAGCAACTACCTTATTTTCAATATTAGATAAAGTATCTTGTGTAAATAATTGATCCAAAGATTCGTATAATTCATTACCCTCAGTTTCAACTTCACCTAGTTTCGTGTTTAATTCTTCACAAAAAACTAAAAGCTCATTGTTGATAGATTGGCTATTCAGTAAGTTCTCAAGACCCTCAACGTATAATTTTGCGGTTTCTTTATCTTCAATGTATTTGTTTTCCATTTCTTCATAAAACAGATACATCTCTTTAAATTTTTTGTTTTCAGTTATTGATTTAAGAATATTCTTTAGTTCAGTTCTATTCTTTTGTCCGTAAGACTCAGTTAATTTTTTTATTAACTTACTTTTAATGATGCCAATTTTGCTCATTTTTATTGATTTAAAATATCTTTTATTTTATTTTCTATTTCATAAATATTCTTCTTAGCTTTCTCAAGATCAAATAAATCTGAAATATCTGTACTTTCACCTAAAAGGTTGTTCATTCTAATTTTTCTGGTTTCACTTAATGGTTCACCGCCAGCGTCTCCACCGCCCCCAGATGTTGGTGGTGGCATATCCATACCACCGTCTTCAGCTCCTGCAGCTGCTTCCGCATCAATTTTTTGTCTTTCCTCTTCCGGAATACCATATTTAGAATCAACCTCATCAAATATACCAGATCTAGGAATAATTTTAGCGGTGTTAGTTAATTCAGTACCCATTGCTCTCTCTAAACGTTGTTGTTGAAGATCTAGGATAACTTCATTATCACTCATACCTAAGATATTTTTCTTAGCCCAAGTATGTGACACAGGTAAGATACCAACTTGAGATTGATCTGAAGTGGCATCTTTGTAAAGAGTAACTTTTTCTTTCCATTGTTCAATCTTTAATAGATCCGCTTGAGACGATGGGTTAGTTAGACCTAATGTAAAGTTTTCTAATTCGTCTTCTAAACCTAAAAGATATAAGTGAATTAATGCAATTTTATTTAACTCTTGTATTAATGATTTCTGAACTCTATTGATTGTTCTAGCAAAACGAATATCCATCAATGCTAGATTCTTACCATCACCAACAACTTCTTCAAAACCTAAGAACGCTTTAGGAATACGAAGAGCGGCTAATAACTTCTTTTGAATGTATTCAATATCCGCAATCTCGCCTAAGTTTTGTGCACCAGCTAATGTTTCAATTGGACTAGGTGCTGCTGGATCACGAACAGGTATGAAGTAATCCTGGTCAATGGCCATTTGATTATATCTCATATCAACTTGACCATTTCTTTGATCTACTACAGTATCTCTTTTAAATTTACTTGCAACACGTTGTACGTACGCTTCAATATCTTTATCATCCATGTTACCCACAAACACCTTAAACACTCTTCTTTCTGGTGCTCTTGATGTTCTATAAATTAACATAGCATCTTCAGCTAAAAGTAATTGTTTCCAAATTCTTCTAACCTTATCTAACATGGATGTACCATAAGGAAGTTTTCTATCGTCGCCTAATAATCTAAAGTGAGCAACTTCCCATGATTGGAATTCCATATCCTTATTAGTCCAACTAAAGCGTAATTCTCTAATTGGCATTTTTATTTCTCCCTGGTTTGGTGTTCTAGTCTTTGCACCTTCCCATCTTTCTATTTCAATGTTTGGTAATTGTTGACAACCGATAACACCTTTTTCTGGATCACTTTTTAAATACACAAAGTTGTCACCATACTTACATAGGTTTCTAGCCCACATTTGTAGGTTAGTGTTAATATCTAATCTATTTTCGAATAAGTCAGTTAAAATATCTTTAACTCTATTAGACTCAGAATAAACACTTAATATTGTTCCCTTTTCTGATATGGTTGTTGATTCTTCAGAATAAATGTCTAATGCTGCTGAGATTTCAGGAGTAAATTCCATTGATTCAAAATCATAATATGCAGCTAATCTATTTGGTTCATAATAAACCGATTGATTGTATAACGAATTATCTAATTTCGCCCACTTATCAAAAAGAAACTGAGATTGCTGCGCCTGTAATTTAGCCTTTTCAAATTCAACTGGATCATCAGTTTTCAGCAATTCTTCTCTAGAAAAATTAAATGATGGTGGATTTTGGTCACCTCTGTTCTGAAAACCAAATATTTTGGTTAATTTTTGAAAAACGGTCAAGTCTTGATTTGCCATACTATATAAATACTATTCTATTTAATCTAATTAATTTTTAAGGATTAATCAACCCTTTTTTTTGACCCAAATAACCATGAATATTGTGTATATTGTTCTTTAGCTGGTTCAGAATTACCACTCTTAGCATATGGTGAACTATCTATCTGCATCATACCAACTTGATCAAAAGATGATCCATATGAATAAACATTACTTTGCGGTGCTTCATAAGTTCTTTCAGACATTACCCAAGATTCTAACATTGCTTTATTCTGTTGTTCATTTCTTTTTAATTGTGTAAAAGAAATATCACCAGCATACATTGCAATCGCCATACTCATGATTCCGTCATCATGGGCTCCTTTCATGTGGTTAGGCTTACCATTTATGTAAACAAAAGTGTTTAGTTCATTTAATAATCTATGTGATCTAATAATAAAGTCATGTCTTAATTGTTCTTCAAAACATGATACAATTTGTGTTCTTTTATTATTGAAATTTATACCAGGTATTTTTTCTAATGCTTTATGGTTATATTCCCACATGTTTTTGGTATTAACACCATCAATAAACAAATCTTTATAATTCATTTCTTGTAATTTTCTTGATGTTGCAACACCCATACCACCGGTAATATCAATAACAATAAATGCGTTATATAATACCCCCCATTTATATGCAATTGATGCTAAATCGTCTGGCGGTATTTTACCTATATATTCTAATACTTGTTCTCTATCATCAAAATCAATAATATTAATTGCTGAAAAGTCTTCACTATCACCTCTACTAACGTCAACACCCATAATATATCTATGTCCTTCTAATGGTTCTTTCCATTGCCATAAAGTACCTTGCATATATTTCTCATTTGGTGCTTTAACCATTGTCTTAGCGATTTTCTCCATAGTTTCTGATGGTATAACACTATCACCAGATCCTAAGAAGTCACATTCAAGTTCTTGAGCAATTTTTCTTTTATCATACTTGAATTTTTTTGACATAGACTCAAACCAACTTGAATATGGTTGATAACCATCATCCATGTATTGTGCATATTTGGTTAAACTATATTCAGGATCGTCTAATGTTATCTCATCGTCATTGTATTGTTCTCTATTCAACATGTAATGAACAATATCAGGAACCTTTAACCATTTTAAATCTTTGGTGTAACGAGGATCTTTAAACCATCTTAAATCTGTAATATGAAAATCGTTAATACCTCTAATAGCTTGTTCATATACACCGTAATAAATTGGGTCATATCCATTTGGTGTTGAAATTAATATAATCTTACCACCGGTAGATAATGATGCCATAGATGCAGCCCAAAAGTCTTCTCCGGCCTCAATATATGCGGCCTCATCAAATACAAGTACTGTTGGTGTAAAACCACGAAGAGCGTCAGCAGATGTTGCTACCGCTTTAACCTCAGAACCATTATTTAACCTAAATCTACTTTCAGAGTTCTTATCTGGGGAAAAACCAACATTAATCCATTCTGGCCACTGATCTAAAAAATGTCTAACCTTATTAGCCATCTCAATTGCTGTGTCTCTTTTGTTAGCAATAATCAATACTCTTTCAGGATTTTCTGGTTTTGCTAATTGTAATTTTTTTGATAACCAAGCGGCTGTTACTGTTGTAACACCAGCCTGTCTATATTTTCTAGTAATATTTTCGTTATATGTTTCGTAATCTTTTAACAATTGAATTTGATCTGGAAATAATTCCAGCGGAACATATTTCTTCTGAGTATTATCATATGTTTGTAGATAAGTTCTCAAAGCATATGGTGTATCTTTAATAACACGAGCATACTCTTTTAGTTGTTCTATTTTGTTGTTCATATATATAAATACAAAAAGTGGTCGAATTCGACCACTTTAAATTACTTTTAGTATTATTTTACTTGTCTGATAGATCGATTCCAAGATCTCCTAAAAAGTCGCTCAAATCATTATCGTCAATATTATCTGAGCTTTTATTCAGTTCTTCATCGAATTGTCTCATCGATTCTCGATAGTCATAATCATTTATTTCCCCATTAATTATATCATATAAATGTCCCATTAATCTCTTACCTGATTCTGATCTAGATAAAATCTCTCTAACAAAAACTAAAAATTCTTTAGCTGGTTTAGCTACTATTTTTTGAAAGAATATTAATTGTAAACCAACCTTATCTTCATCAGTTATAGTTTCGTCTGGAAAACTATCTCTAATAATGTCCCATATCGCAGGACCCAATCTTAAATCCCAAATTTCTTTCTGTAAGGTATCCTCAAGTTCCATAACTTGAGCAGCAATATTTCTATCTTTTGGTTGACCATGCAATGCTGCAATGACTTCATAAGTACCCTTCATCAATTCGTGAACCAATATTGGAAAATTAATTCCGGTTGCAACAACTCTTGGTGGTGTTTCATTAGGAAAAACTCTTTCTTTACCGCCAGCCATAGGTGTGCCGCCTCCACCACTTAATCCAAGACCACTATTACCCATTTGCCACAACATTGAATCAGCAGATGACATTATCGCACCATATAAAGTTGCGATATTTTCTTCACCCGTAATTTGTATTAATTTTTCTGTAGCATAATTGAACATATAATGACCTTTAGAAGATGCACCAGCCATCATAGCGTTGATCATTCTTCTTTTAGCCCTTTCTAATGTTAGATCCTCTAAATCATCAAGTATTTCTTTATCCAACTCAATTTCTTCGGGTTCCATTTCTCCGGGTTCAGACTCTTTAAATCCCTCCGAACTTGGAATTTGAATTGAGGCTTCATAAACAATATCTCCTTCCTCAACACCAAGTTCCTTCATTACTAATTCAACAGCTAACCTTTCTAATTCTCTCTTGTGTGTTCTTTCAATACCCTCAACTCTTCTTTGTACTTCCATCATAGTACTTAAAACACTATTTAAAGTATTCGGTGATAATGTTGGTAATCCAGTATATCTTCTAACCTTTTCAACAATTTGACGATATCTGTTTGATGCTAATAATTCTTCGAAATTGCTATGCGGTTCCGCTACGTCTTTAGGGAAGTTTACTTTTTTAAAAGAGTGTTGTTTGTTTGCCAAATCACGTTCCACATCAGGATGCGGTCTGTCCGGCGAGTCATATGTCATCGGCATTTCATTAAGATTTTCTTGTATTCTTAATAATAGCTCTTTTTTTGTAATTTTCATAGCCTAATTATTCTGCCGCCATTTTCATTGACGTCATTTTTTTTATTTTAGCTTTCGGATCAGGGTTTACTACTGGGTTTTCTTCTGGATTTCTAAACGGACTTCTTCTTGGGTCTTTTTCTGGTCTATCTACCCCTGGTTTTTCTCTTGGAGGGGCGTCAACATCAGGAGCATCTTTTTCAGGTGCTTCTTTTTCACCAGCGCTAACTATACTATCAAAACTCATAAATTCAGGAATTTTAGGCATACCCTTTTCTTCTAATTCAGAAGATTCATTAATTTTTTCTTTAACTAAAGAAACCATATCACCTTTTGTAACTAAACTATGGTAATTAGAATTAACTGTATTTTCAACAAACTCATTTAGATTTTTGAAAACAGGTTTTACCTTTTTAGATTTTTTAATTTTTCCTACAGGAATAACTTCATCTTCTTTAACCTCAATATCGTTTTTATTTACATTTGGATCTTTTAACGCTGTGTTTAATGCAGCAACATCTTTAGGATCTTTACTATTATAAACAGTTTTTGTTGTTGTTACTGTTTGAGCTTCTTTCAAAACCTTATTTGCAAACTTTTCTAATTGCTTATCATTAAAATTAACTAAGGTTTTTTCTGAAAATCCTTCAGACATTAGTTTTTGTATTAATTGTGCTCTTCTCATTTCAATTTAAATTTTATTTCTTCGTTAATTAATCTAAGCCCTTTGGTTGCTAATTTAGTTGTAACACTTTCTAATTCTTCAGCAAAATGAAAAGAAACCCTTATCGGTCTTTCTTCAGCCTCCATATCAAAAGCTTCCCATCCTAAAGCAACAATCCCATCAACAGCGTCGATTACACCAAAATAATCAGAATTTTGTACTAGTTCAAGCTTTAAATCGCAATTTTTTAATAAGCCAACTAAATCAATATCTTCTATTTCCGGTGGTATTGCTCTACCTGCAGACGGGATTATAAACCACTCTTCTACTAATGTGTCCGGGTCTTTACCAAAGATAAATTCATATTGTCTTTGGCCCTTATAGTCTTGACCCAGTTCATTAATATAGAGTAGATACATTATTCAAAATATTTACTTAACGTTGTATTGATACTTTCGTTTATATCATTCAATTCAGGGGTGATGTCGAGTTCGATTTCATCATCCTCATCATCATACATTTTAGATGGTCTATTATCTATTCGATAATCATCTGTCGGATCGTAATCTAAATGTGTTCTTTCTTCATAAGCCGAATCAACATCTGGGAAATAAACTTCATATTCACCTAAATCTTGCTCTTCCTCTTCAGGAGATTCAAAATTTGAATTAACTAATTCTTCTAATTTAGAAATTCTTTCTGCTAATTCGTCTTCAGGTGTTGGTGTTGGTTCGTCTTCTGCAGATGGTTCATCACTTGGTGCAGGTTCTTCGCCAGCCACAGGCTCTTCAGTCTCGTCTCTTTCAAACTTTTTACCAATCTCTTCAATATCGTCCTCTTCTAATTTATCTAAATCAACAGCAGATATAACCATGTTTAAAACATACTTAATATCATCACTTTCCATTTTTGGTTGTTGATCTCTTAGTTCTTGACCAAGCTTTCCAGCAAATTTCTGAATTTCAGCCATATAGTCAGATCTTTTACCTGCTTCAGGAGCCATTGCTGGTTCTTCTTCTGGCATTTTTGGTTCATCAGCTGGCATTTCTGGCGCTGGTTCTGTACTATCAGCCGGTGGTAATGCTGGTGGCATATCATCTACAGCATCTTGAGGCATAGAAGCCTCTTCTTTTGGCTTATTTGGTTTTAAAACATATTTTGTTACTTCTTCATTCAATTCTCGAGAACTTAACAGCTCAAGTCTTTTCAATGCTTCAGCATATGAAGTGAATCTATTTTTATTCTTCATAAACAATCCACCGATATAATCTAAGGCTTGTTCATTTAGTCCTTTTTTCACATAGTAACCATCTTTCTCTCTAACAATACCATAAACACCATTAGAACTTTCTTTTACAAGTTCAGCATTTTTAGTTTGTTTCGAAGACGATGATCTTTCGTTATAGTAGGCTAACTCAAGGATTCGTCTAATTTTTTCGTCTCCTTGTAGCTTTTCGCTACCTATAGGTTTTAAATCTCCCATTGTAATAATATTAAAATAAGCTTATTCTTAATCAATAAATATCGAATAAAAGGAAAAAAATACAGTTTACAATTATGACAGCGATAATTTCTTATCCGAAAGATCTTTTCTTAGGTTCATTAATTTTTCTATATATCCGTTTCTTCTTAATAATTTGAAAGTTAAGTTCTCATACGAGTACTCCCCACCCCTAATTAACCCACTTTTTCTAAATTTTTTAAGTTTATCCTTTATATTTTTTATCCCATCAGAAACATCGGTATCATTATTATATTGTACAATCAAATCGTCTATTTTTTTTGTAAAATATTCTCCCTTCTCTAAAATTTTATTTGTGTCAATTGTTTCTTTTTTATTTGATGGTTTTGATATCCATTCGTTGTTTAGGACTGAATAAACACCAGAGGAAGTGTATTCATCATCAATGTCTTGAACATAGATTTCAACATCAAACCCTTTAATTTTAATATCATTTTTTTCGTTCCACAAACTTTTTTTAGCATCAAAAAACTCTTTGACTATGTCATTTAATGCTGTTGATTTTAAATTATCCCCCTCATTTAATTCGTCCATATCAACTAGTATGTGTAAATCCACATCCGAATATTCTGACCAGTTATAATTAGCCAAAGATCCCATTAAAATAACATCGTGAATAAAAAAATCAACCCCAGCAAAATCAATAAAATCATCTGTTATTTCTAACAATCTGTCAAGTACCTCTTTTTTCATTACATAGTTTGATTCCCCACCATCAAATATTTCGGGACACAAACGATCCTTCATTTCAAATGTGGTGATAATTTTCTTATCAGTTTCCGGATCAGATAATTCTAAAAGTTCGTCTACTAGATTGGTCATTAACTAATTTTTTTAAATTTATATTTGGGTTTTATATTACTGTTTAAAAATGAACCTTGAGAATCACTCATTCTAAATTTAGTGAAAAGCTCCCAAGGAACACCCTCGTATTCATAAATACTTCCATTATTAAAGACTATTGTCAATAAAGATGTTTCAGTATTATATACTGCTGATTTAATGTTTGTTGATTTTATATCAACTTGAATAACCTTACCTTCGATTTTTTCTGAAATTATAGCCATAAACTCTTTTTTATAAAATATATAGTTTTTTAAAATAAAAAAAAAGCCCTGATTACAGGGCTTTCAAATAAAAAAATCAAATCATTAGTTTAATGAGATTAATCTTTCTAATGATTTCTTTTTGTCTATAGGTAGTGCTACCTCGAGCACCCCATTTTCAACCTTCCCAACAATGTCTTTTTCTCTAACATTGTCTGGAATAACGTACGTTTTAGTGAAATTACCGACGAAACTCATTCTTTCGTCCTTTTCCTCTTTCTCAAATGATATTTTTAAAACACCATCTTTTATTGAGAGTTTTAGGTCTTCTTTGGTTAAACCAGGTATAGACAAAAACACTTTATATTCGCTTTCATTTTTGCGAATAGTTGATTGTGGGCTAGCCACTGTTTTAGTTGTGTCAAAAACTTTGTCCACAACATCAAAAAACGGGTCTCTAAATAATGTGATCATAATATATAATTTTTTTTATTTACATTTTACAAATTGTAAACCAAATGTCTAAAACTGACATTTAGACATTCCTTAGACATTTTTTTAGACATTTTGTCAACGCTTATCTTTTTTTTTCTGAAAAAAAATCCGTATGTTTGCTAATAAATCAAAAAGTTATGCCAGTAGACTTCGAATACGAGGAAAATCAAAGAACAAATCCGAAAAACAGAAAAAGTACAACAGGTACACCTATTCTAGATAATTTTTCTAGAGACCTAATTAAATTAGCTCAAGAAGGTAAGATTGATCCGGTTGTGGGTAGGGATAAAGAAGTTAAAAGGATTGCACAAATTCTTTCAAGAAAGAAAAAAAATAACGCAGTTATCGTTGGGGATGCTGGTGTTGGTAAATCGGCACTAGTTGAGAAATTAGCCCTAATGATATCTAAGGGCGACTGCCCAACCAATCTATTGGACAAGAGGGTTGTTTCCCTTGATTTAACATCTCTTGTTGCTGGTACAAAATATCGCGGACAATTTGAAGAAAGAATCAAAGCAATCTTACACGAACTTCAAGAAAATCCAGATGTTGTTGTGTTTATTGATGAGTTACACACAATGGTTGGTGCGGGTAATGCTAGTGGTTCTATGGACGCGGCTAATATTCTAAAACCAGCATTAGCAAGAGGTGAAATTCAATGTATCGGTGCCACAACATTCGATGAGTTTAAAAAACATATTGAAAAGGATGGTGCTTTAGTTAGACGTTTCCAAAAGATTATTTTGAAAGAACCAACGGAAACTGAAACAATTGAAATTTTAAATAACTTACAAAAATCATATGAAGACTATCATAAAGTTACATATGGTGAAGAGGTAGTAGAAACAATTGTAAGATTATCTGGAAGGTATATGACTGATAAACAATTTCCAGATAAAGCAATTGATGTTTTAGATGAACTTGGGTCAGAAAAAAGAGTAATAACTAAAGTTCCAGAAATTATCGATAGATTAAAAAAAGAAATCGAGGATATTAGAAATAAAAAGATCGAAGTTGTTAAAGCACAAGTTTATGAACAAGCAGCAAAACTAAGAGACGAAGAAAAAAAGGTTTTAAAGAAACTCGAAGACGAAAAGAACAAGTGGTTGGATAAACAAAAAGGTAATTTGATTCCAGTAACTGTTGAAGACGTTTATGATATGGTTTCTAATATTACTGGAATTCCAATAACTAAAATTGATAATACCGAGGTAAGTAACTTACTTAATTTGGAAAATGAATTATCAAGTAAAGTGATTGGTCAAGATGATGCAATTTCTATCATATCTAAAGCAATTAGAAGAAATAGGGTTGGTATCAAAGACAATAAAAAACCTATTGGGTCATTTATCTTCATAGGATCTACCGGTGTTGGTAAAACGTATTTAGCTAAAAGTTTAGCTCAATTAATATTTGGGTCGGAAGAAAAGGTTATTCGTGTAGACATGAGTGAATACATGGAAAAACATGCAGTGTCTAGATTGATCGGTTCTCCTCCAGGTTATGTTGGATATGATGAGGGTGGTCAATTAACTGAAAAAGTTAAAAACAACCCATTCTCAGTTATCTTATTTGATGAAATCGAGAAAGCACATAAAGACGTGTTTAATATATTACTTCAAATATTAGATGAAGGACACCTTACAGATTCATTCGGTAGAAAAGTTAATTTCACCAACACTTTGATTATTATGACATCTAATGTTGGCGCGAAAAAAGTGTCAGAATTCGGTAACGGTGTAGGCTTTTCAACAATGAGTAGTCAAACACAGCAATATGAGGTTAAAAAAACAATGATACAAAAATCATTGAAGCAGCAATTTAACCCAGAGTTTTTGAATAGAATAGATGATATTATTTTATTTAATTCTTTAAATGAAGAGTCGCTTAAAAAAATTATTGGCTTGGAAATCAATAAGTTATCAGACAGATTAAAAGAGAAAAAATATCTTGTTTCCTTTGATGATTCTGTTTTGAATGAGATTATTCACAGAAATAAAGAAGAGGCTTATGGTGCTAGACCAATAAAAAGAATTATACAGTCACTTTGTGAGGACTTTTTAAGTGATCAGATTTTGATGGGTGCGATTAAGGAAAATAAGCCTGTTAAATTAATTTATAAGGAAAAAATGGTCTTAAAAACGAAAATCATATAGTTTTTTACTAAATATTTGAATTTTTATAAAAAACACATATATTTATATGCTTGAAGGTTCTCTTTGTCGATTACCTTTTCGTTTTTTTCAAAAGTAAGTGGGGTTGAACCCGCCGAAAGACCTATAAACCCCGACATCTTGTTGGGGTTTTTTATTTGCATTTGGTTTTTATGTTTTTTTTAGTTATATTTAACATAGTATGAAAAAATATACATTTATTTTTGCTCTTGGTGTAGCACTTACACTAACAGCATGTGGTTCAGGATCTGCCACAAAGGAAGCAACAGATTCAACTGCTGCACAAGTTGATACAGCTGCTGTACCTACAGCTGATTCAACGGCAAGCGTAGTAGAAGCCCCAGTAGCACCAGCTGACCCGGCTAAACCGGAAGCAACTGCAACTGAAGCGGTAAAATAAGAAATGGGCCAGACAATCTGGCCCTTTTTATTTTTAAACATTCTAAAATAATGTGTAATTTGTTTTTTTGGATTTTTTTATTTATTTTTATGATATAAACAAGGAAATGAAACAAGAGCCCCAAACAAAAATCTTATTCATAGCAACCATTATTATGCTTATAATGGTTTTTTTAATTGCAAAACATTACAGAGATGAAGTGTTTGAATTGAAACGAGATATTAAAAAATTAGAAATACTTATAGAGAAGCATGGAAGAGACAGTACAAGAATACAAAGGTGATTTAATTTTACTTAGAGGAATACCTGGTTCAGGTAAATCAACTTTAGGTGATATTATATTACAAACAACTCAGCAACAAAATCCAGATGTTTTGTCTGCTGATAATTTTTTTATTGACGAAAAAGGTAATTACAATTTTGACGCAACAAAATTAAAAGAAGCACATAACTTATGTCAGCAAAAATGTGCAGAAAGAATGCGATTAGAATTTTCAAAAATTGTAATTGCTAACACCTTTACTCAAGAATGGGAAATGGAACCATATTTTGAGATGGCAAAAAGATACCGATATAGAATTCACACTTTGATTGTGGAGAATAGACATGGTAGTAAAAACATACATGATGTACCTGATGATAAATTGGTACAGATGAAAAACAGATTTGAAATTTCCTTGTAATTGAGTAAGTTTATTAGTTCTTATACAAAAATTTCTCAACCACAAAAAAACCGTAATGGTATCCTTAAAAGATTTAGAAAAATATTATCAAGATGGTTTGCTATTAAAACAAACACATCCAAAATATGATTTAACTATTTGGAATTATTCTCCAAAAGTTCAATATGAAAGATTGTGGGATGAAATCACTATCCAGTGTAGGGGATTAGTAACAAATTCAAATGGTGAAATAGTCGCTAGACCATTTAAAAAATTCTTCAATTATGAAGAACACAAGCCAGAAGAAATACCAAACGAAAATTTCGAAGTTTATGAAAAGATGGATGGATCATTAGGTATTCTTTTTTATTATGAAGAAGAATTAACTGATGAAAGAAGATATAACATATGGTTCAATAACAATTATGAAACGGGTATGGAAAGATTCTTTGATCCAAACAATTTACCTGATTTTGATAACCCATATTATGAACCAACACCAAAAACTAAGGGTGAATGGATAATTGCTACAAGAGGTTCATTTACATCTCCACAATCAATTAAAGGTAGAGAACTATTGGAGAAATATGACTACAATAGATTAGCTAAAGATTATACTTACTTGTTTGAGATTATCTACCCAGAAAATAGAATAGTTTGTAACTATGATTTTGAAGATTTAATTTTACTTGGTATGATACATACCAAAACCGGTGACGAGGTCAACATACATAACGATGATAATCAAGATATTAGATTAAAAAATCTAATAAAAAACTTAAACCTCAAAATTGTTACATTATATAAAACATGGGGTGAGGGGTATGATTTACTTAAAGAAGAAATTAGCAACGATAAAGAAGGATATGTGATTCGTTTTAAAAACGGATTTAGAATGAAAATAAAAGGTGAAGAATATAAGCGTCTTCATAGAATATTAACCAATATTTCAAATAGGGATATTTGGGAATATTTGAAAGATTATAAACCTTTTGATGAGATTTTAGATAAAGTACCTGACGAATTTTATGATTGGGTAAAAAACACTGCAGATGCTCTAGTAATAAAATATGAAGAATTAGAAAAAAAATCGTTAATAGATTTTGCTAGAATTATAAAAAGCTGTAATATTGACGATAGAAAATGTTTTGCATTGGAAGCATTAAAATGTAATAACCCTTCCATTTTATTTTCGATGCTAGACAAGAAAGATTATAGAGATATAATCTGGAAAATTATTTACCCAACTTACTCAAAACCCTTTAAAAAAGATGAAAACTGAAAAAGACAAATTCAATGTGTTTGTTAAAGGAAAGTACAAAAACTTTGAAGACTTTCTTGAAAAAAACAAAGAACTTATTTATGGTGGGGTTATAGATAGTTTTAAAGAACTACTAGGCACTAGAAAAAGAAAAATTAAATACACCGTAAATGCCACAGTAAAGTTGGATACAAATGAAATTGTTGAGTGGAACACCGAATTTCTGTTACTAAAGAATGAACCGGATATTTTAATTGATCATATAATGCTTCATTATGAAAATATTGAAGATTATGAAAAATGCTCTGAAATATTAAATTTATATAAAGAGTTGACAAATAATGTGAAATAATCTATATTAACTTATAAGCGTATAATAGAGGTACGTTTAGTCATTTCTTGCCAAAAGAACCCTCGTTTCTACGAGGGTTTTTATTTTTGTACTATATAAAGAATCTCTTGTTATAATCCTACTATTCTTAGTTTTCTGATATTTTTGTTGTATTTTTCTAATAGTTATATAAAAAAAATACAAATATGTTAAACTTAATTATATTCATTCTTTTAATTTGCTCATCACTTGGAGCTACTATTTCTAAAACAACAAAGGAATATGGTGTTAAAAAACAAAGAAGTCACACCGAACCACTAGTAATAGATAAAGAAGTTTAAAGTATCATTCTTGATCCAATTAAAAAGTTACTTAAAAATGGAGACCCTGCTGCGGTATTGCCACTTAATTTATAGTTTACAGTAAACCCAAATCTTTTAGTTATTTTATAATCAAAAGATGATCCAAGTAAAAATCCAAAATTTTTATTTACTGTTGATTCTCCAGTAAGACTATTCCAGGAAATTGGCGCAAACATTGTAAACAGTTGTGGGGAAATACTTAATTTCTTATTGTATTGATAAGGTTTTGTCCAAAACGCAACAACAGATGATGACATATTATGATCATATCCATTGTCCATATTTTTAAGCATTAGATTAATTATACCAACATTATATCCAAATACCCCATATTTTGGTGTTGGTTTAATATAGGTATAACCTAGTAAATTCATGTAATTACCATTTAGATATGCAAATGCTGTTGAATAAGAATGTATAGCTTTTAACTTACCATTAGCGAAGTCCATTTTGGTATAGCCACCACTAACAATAAATGTTTTTAAATCACTCATAATAACAGTATTTGCGGAATAACTCTCATCACCCATTAATGATGATTTAGAAACACCAATAGTTGCTGATTGTAACCATCTACCATCTGGTGATTCTATAACAGATAAATCTGAAGATAATAACATTGGATTTGACACCGCAGCTTTTTCTTTTTTCTTTTCTTCCTTTTTCTCTTCTTTCTTTTCTTCTTTTTTCTCTTCTTTAGATTCTTCTTTTTTCTCTTCTTTAGATTCTTCTTTCTTTTCTTCTTTTTTAGATTCTGATTTTGATTCTTCTTTTTTCTCCTCACTTTTACTTTCTGATTTAGATTCGCTTTTGCTCTCAGATTTAGATTCTGTCTTAGCTTCTGTCTTAGTCTCAGTTTTACTTTCTGAAGAAGAGCTTGAACCAGAAGATGAAGATGAACCACCAGAACTTTGTGATGAAGAAGATGATGTACCACTACTAGCCGGTGGCGGAGGTGTTGATGTTGGCGGAGGTGTGCTTGAAGCAGTACTTGCTGCAGCGCTACTAGCTGAACTACTAGCCGCTGAACTTGCTGAACTACTTGCTGCAGATGATGCTGCGCTACTAGCCGCCGCAGATGCGGCATTTGTTGCTGTTTGTGCTGCTGCGTTTGTAACAGCTTGTTGTACAATAGGATTATTGATCACCGGGCATGTAAGAGATTCGTATGTTGCTTTTGTGGTTAACAACCAAGCCTGCACAACACCTGTTTGTACCTCTAATGGTGAAAATGTCCTTATTTGATTATAAAACGAAACAGTTGCATAACCGTTAATCATTGTTGTAGTGGCCGTTTTTTTCTCACCACTACATTTATCTATAAAAGTTTGTGTGTAGGTTTGGCCAAACGAGTTTATCGAAATAAAAATAAAAATAAAAAATAATATTTTTTTCATTACTTATTATGTAATCCAACACTTATTTGATTGAAATTTCTTATTGGATCTCTATCTAATTTTAATGTAAAGAATTTAAAGTCTCTTATTATACCAAATTTAAATGTGGTGAAATTTGAATTTGATTTTGGAAATGATATACCACCAAGAGCATCTCTACCTTGATATCTTATATTTTCATTACCGAATCCAATCATTCCATGAACACCTAATTTTCCAAATCTTTTACCACCACCAAGATATAACGTACCTTGTTTAATAAAATCGTTATCACTAACTGGGAAATCAACTATATCAATTCTACCATATGGGTAATACTGATTTTGATCAATGTCATAAGACATTGTGTAATCTAAAATAAAATAACCTTTCTTTCTTCCGGCAGCACCCCAAAAAGATACTTGTTTATTATTTGTATAACCAATACCAAAAGAAGTATAAACCGATTCTTTTCTGATTGTATCTCTTTTACCATTTTCATAAACATGAATTACACTTCGTTGTCTCCAGCCCAAATCATCATACCAAATATATGGAAACGGTTGATACCAACCCCAGTTTCCCCAATAGTATCCAAATTGATTAGGTCTACCCCAATTTTGAATTCGACCTCTTCCACGAGGATCTGGTTGAGATGTATTATTTCTCCATCTACTAACATCGTTTCTTTGCGGAACAGATGGGGTTATTCTAGGTGTTTCTACTCGTTGTTGAGGTGGATTATTTCTCCAAGATGAAACTTGACCAAACATATATGATGGTACAAGTAATAGCGCTAATAGTATATATTTCATACCTTATTGTTTTATTATAAATATAAAAAAAGGAGGTTATTATACCTCCCTTTGAATAAATCTTGTTATTCTGTATTATTTTGTGAATATACCTTTTTTGATCATTCTATCAAGAATGTTGGCACATGCTATATCTAATGCCTTTTTAGTTGCAATTGATATGGTAGACTGATTAAATTTAATTGGATCAACTGTTGCGTCTGATAATAGTGTTAACTCTCTACTTGTTTTAGCTTCACCCAAACCAGATGCCCCGAAGACAATACCTGTTTCGGCATTGGTAAATCTAACTTGTAAACCAATTCTTGTAACCATATTATCTTTAATTCCGTCCTTTAAGTTGATTGTCTCATCTTCAGAAATAGAATAATCATAACATTCAATAGTTACAAAATACTCAGCTAGATTAATCTTACCTCTACCATCTAGTTTATTTTCAGAAATCCCAGCTTGTGATGCTTGGAATTGTTTAACCATTCTATTTTTAATTTCGGTTTTATCTTCAGTAAATTTAAATCTATTTAAATTCTCTAGATATTCCATTGAGATATTTGCAACACCTAGACCGACTCTTTTTTCTTTTAATTCTGGGTACATTTCATATACTTCATCTGATATACCCGCTTTTAAAATTTGTATAGGTATTTGTGGACCATCATAATCAAGATATGCTGAAATATCTTTTTTCTTTTCAAAATCAGCTTTATATTCTTCTGTTTTTGTTTTCCCTATTGTTTGGGCATTTGACGTTATACCGATTAGTATAATCGATAGTAATAGAAATATTTTTTTCATATGTTTTGTTTTAAAATAAATATAAATGGGGAATATTAACTTCCCCATTATTTATTTACTATACCAAATATTTTCTGGATTATTTTTAAACCTACCATCGATCTTCCATGTTATCTCGTTGGCGATTCTTGCCATTTCTTCATCCTGGTTTGTCGATATTAAAAACACGCCGTATAGTTGGAATGCTAGAGCGAACATGATCCATGCACCAGTTAATGCTAGGAATGTGTTGAATAATAAATTTTTACCTTTAGTTAATATATTTTTCATCTTTAATTATAATGTTGTTTTTTTACCCCTCCACTTCCTCTTCTTTTTTAACGTTTTTGTTATTGATCCATTTGTCTACAGATGCAATACCAAACGCCCCAAGAGTGATAACTAAAAAGCCATCAAATATGAATTCGTTTATTACTAATGGTTTACCCATATAGCCTGTCACCAAATCAACAACTAATGCAATTACCATGCATATAAAAGATGAAAATCCGACTACCGATTTTTCGTTAATAGAGTTGTTGTCATTAAATAATTCCTTTAAGAAACTTGCCATGTTTTTAAATTTTGTTTTTAAATTTTGTTTATTTTTATTTATCCTTCCATTGTCATTTCTGCGTAATCATCTCTGATCTTACCGCACTTCAAACATTCTTCAGTACCATCACCGTCTAAGTCACCCCAAACGTGTTCACACTGTCTGTGTGCGAAATATTCATCGATTTTACCATCACCATCGAAATCTAAACCATCCATTACACCATCTCCATCTTCATCGATTTCAACACCTTTCTTTTCAGTAGGTAATTCCGATATTTTAGGTAATGTTACTGTTTCTTCGGTCTTCGGTAATACTAATGGTGCAGTTGACATTGGTGTAATTGGGTTATTTGGCATATCTGCAGTATTGCTTAATGATGTACCATCCTCTTCGTCCATTTTTTGTACTAACATCTTATCTTTGTCTGTATCACTAAACCAGTAATCAATGATTTTACCATAAGAACCAATGAAAGCTCCTAACAATAATAAAAGAAGTTCTTTCCATTCACCCTCAATTGCGGATTTATTCAAAATTGCTCCGAATATACCCATTATGATAATCATAAAACCACCTAAAACGATAGCCGTGATGAACCATCTACGTTTCATCATGTTACTTAATAATTCTTTAAATCCGCTAGCTTGTTGTTCCATATTATATTACCATTTAGGGGCTTCTTCTTTAAATTCGTCGCCTTCTTTTTTCTTAGTTTTAGTTGCAGGTTGTGCTGGCTGAGCTGCCGGTTTTTCAACCACCCTTTCTTTAATAACTGTAGTTCCACCAGCTTGTTGAGCTTGTTGATTAGAGTTGGTGATATTAATTACCGGTGCGGCTTGTTGTACAGGGGCATCATCTTTTTCACCACCTGTTATTTGGGTTACCCCCCAAGTACCTAATCCCATTACTGCTGTTGTTGCAACACCAATAATTGTTTTTTTAAGACCTGACCAAGTACCATCATTTGTGTTTTCTACTTCTTCTGACATTGTTTTATATTTAAATTTTAGTTTATTTTATTGAAATCTGTTATTCCTAATTGTTTACCATTAGCATCGAATAACCCAATTCTGTATGCTGATGAAGGTAATGCGTTAGTATAAACTTTTAATACGTTATCTCCAGCAACAACATTCATAGTCTCTTTAGAAACTACTCTATTTGAGATATCAAATATTCTAATTGTTACTGATCCGGCTGTTTCTGTTTTAACATTCATGGCAACCTCAGATGTTACGAAAGCTGTTTGTAATTTAATACCCACAGAACTTGCCATCTTAAGATCTTCAGATATTGCCTGTGGTGCGGGTAAAATATCGTCTTTATAACATCCACTTAAAATTGTGGATATTAATACAATTAAGAGGGTTTTTTTCATTTTTGCCATTTTTTTTACTTTACAATTATTGTTGTCTTTTTTAGTTGGTTTCTACTTCCATCCTCAAGAACTAAATATAAATATCTAACTTGTAGTGATTTGGTATAAATTTTTTTAATATTCTCGCCACTTTGACCGGCAAATTTTTCCCGGCTTATTACTTGCCCAGTTTCTTTGTCTATTAATGTCAAAAAGTATGTCCCAGCCGACGGCAAGTCAAAATAAATTGATTGGTTATCAATTACGTTACTTTCACCAACATTAAATATCTTTTCAACAGGTGGTTCTGGTGTTGGTAACTCTGGTTTAGTACAACCCCACAGTAAAACAAGTAATACAAATGATATTTTTTTCATATATTAAAATTGAAAGTTTGTTCCTATCATAAACATTATTGGGTTGGCTTTTTTATATCCTACTGATTCTGATAATTTATCCCAAGTCCTATTAAATCTTATATTCGTATTTAAAACAAATCTTTTAGTTATTTTCCAATCCATAGATGTGCCATAATATAAATCCAAATTGAAATCATCCATATATCCTAAATCCGATTCAGTGCCATCTTTGAATACTTTGTAGATATCACTCATAGCAAATATTTGTGGAGATATATTGACTCTCTTGGTTTTTATTGTATAAGTGTACATTAGCATTCCTTTATATGTGGTTTCTGATGATGACGGCATTTGCGGATAAATTAAATCCAAAAAGTCACCATTAGCATCTACAGTATATTTTCCTTCCCACTCACCTTGATATACCCCCCAATATGTTTTTGAAGCAATTAGACTATATCCGAATGTTCCAAACTTTTTAGTTCTGAATACATCTATGAATGAAAGATTGATATCTTTTTGGAAATCAAAATCCGTTGAATAAAATGTTTGTAAAGTGGTTGTTCTCTTATCAGTATTTCTACTAAAACCATAACCAACACCATAGTAATTCCATATAGGGTTTATTGATGTTGAGAATGAATGAGTCCATTTACCATTTTGAGATGATTTACTATAACCTAAATTTAATGTACTTGAAACTTGTTTTCCAATTATACCGACTGATAAGTTTGAAGACGATAATACATCTTTTGAAAAATCAATATATGATTGTAGTATTCCTATATCATTCCAGTCATCACTTTCCCCAAATAATTCTTTTGGTGAAAGTTGTAATGTGTCTGGTTTTACAATTTGTGCATTCGTAACAAATGTTGTACAAATTAGTGACAATATGATTATTAGTTTTTTCATTAGTTTATTTTAATGTATTTTGGTGTTTTCCAAGGGTCTGAATAATATTCACCACTCTTCCATTTTTTTATTTTAAATCTTGCCATATCTTCGGAATAATAAACAATATTATCATCATACCATTTATCAAACCCAACTTTTCTCATTGGCAAATACAATGAATAACCAGTTCCATCATATTGTATTATTTTAATTTTATAACTGGTGGTACAAGATGAAATAATTAAAAACAAAACAAATAGTAATAATATCTTTTTCATTAATTTATTTTTATTTTTAATTGTGTACCATTTTTATTCACAGCATCTGTGGTTGATATTGATGTTAATCCCAATAGTCCTTGAATACCAATTTTTGGTATAAATGTTATTTTATATTCTGTTGTTTTATCTAATAATGTTGATCCATCAGTAATCAACGATCCTAATGTAATGTAATAACCTTTGTTCACCCCAAAATTTGTTGGATTACCTTTTGTTATAAAATCAACCTTTTGAAATTCTAAAGCTGTATTATCATAGTTTAATTGAAATTGTGTACCAACTAATTCTTGTTGTAATGGATCTACAGATATTGTTATTATAACTTTACCACCAACATTTTCACCCATTAAAGATGCATTAATTTGATTAGAAACTGTATTAGTTGTTAAACTCATAGTTCTATATGAATTAGTAGCGACACTACTTACAGTTTGTTGTGCTGAATGGGATAAGTTTACATCACCTAACCAAGTTACACTAATATTATATGTGTTATTTAATGATCCCAATGTAAATGGTATAAGGTTACGAGTTGAATTAAATTTAGTCCCCCAATTGCTGGTTGTTATTGCATCATAATCTGATTTATTATATAATTTCATCAAATATGTTAATGCTGTGGATTGTGAAAGTGTTTGAACACCTGTTAAATGTTGTAATAATTTGTATGTATCTGCTTCATTGAAGACACCATTACCATCTACATCCGCATTTAAATATTGAATACCATTTGTTAACCCTAATCCTGTTTGATTTCCAAATATTCCATTATCCGCCAATTCTTTAAACGCTAAAAACACATCTGTTACCGTTACAATACTACTATATAATGTGTTTAATTCCGTTTGATTTGAATGTGTTAATTCCATCCCATGTGGTTTATACCCCATTATTGGTGAGAAAGTAAATTCAGCTCTCGTTCCATACCAACCATCTTGTAATCTTAATTGAGATTGAAATGTTGATGAGGTTATTTTACTTGTCAAATTACCAGGCATTATATAAGTTTTCCAAAAACCACTTACATTATTAACAGTAACCGGCCCATCGTATATATCAAATAATTTAATCGATGTTACATTATTTGGAGACACTCCTGTTCCATCAAATTCTCTTTCGTCTATTAGTAATTGATGCCCACCTAAATTTGCATCATATGGATTTATTATTGCCCATTCAACCTGCCCAGCAGATGTTGTAGCTCTAATCCCACCATTTGAAACTTTTGCAGTATCTAATAAACTTGTCAAATCCACCTTACCCAAACCACTTAATTGTCTAGCCGTTCCGTTTACTATATTCCAAGTATTATTTGTATATGTGTATCCTTTTGCCGAAAATTTAGTTTCATCAACATTACCACCAAAATCAACATTGAATGATGCTCTTAATACTTCTCCATTTGAGTGAGTTACACTATTAGTATAGAATTCAGTAAATGTTGCATCATCGGGGTTAGTCCAAGTTCCAAATTCAACTACATAAGCACAACTAAAGTTATTAGGTAAATCATTCCATTGAGAACCACCACCCCATTTTGTTACTGCGTAATCTTCATTACCACTATTGTTTGGTTCACCACCTGCCCAGTTATTGTATTGACCTACTATGTTTCCGTTTGTTTGTCCGTTTGATGTTTTGATTAAAGTTCCTGCTTCAGGTCCTGCATCAATTCTCCATTGTCCTTCAACTGCTTCATCCGTTAATGCAAACCAAATACTAGCTTGCGGAACATTGGCAAATATAAAAGCATCTTCCGAAGCAGATGTTATCGTTACCAAATAACCTTGCTGACCTTTGAATGTTTGTTGAGATGATAGTGTTCTTGCATTTGTATAAGTTGCTCCGCTTGATATTGGTCTATAAAAGTGTCCATTAACACCATTGTAAAAATAACCAACAGGATTTACAGTTGCTGCAACTGATAATTGAACATTACCAACCACTGAACCTGTGTTTATTTTTAATGATGCTAATGCAGTATTAATATCTGCCATCGTTCCCAATACCACTAAACGAGTTTTATTACCCGTTAGTGTAAATCCACTTGCTGCAATTAATCCTCGTGTATCGTTAAGGTAAAAGGTGGTATTTGTCGATGGATTTATTAAACTGATTGATGCCAGTAAGGTGGATGTCGCACTAAATCCACTCAATACAAATCCACTTCCATCTTGTGCAGTTGTGGATGGTATAAACGATTTAGAGTCCGGGGCAGATACACTCTGTCCGAACCCTAAAAATGAGATTAGTAAAAAACATATTACTAATAATTTCTTCATATTACTCAACGATTAAATCAACTTTATTTCCCTTCGCATCAACAGCATCAGATAAAACAAAGTAGAATAAACCGGCAGTATTTGTTAAAGTTGTTTTTGGTGTAAAAATTAATTTATACGGTGTACCAATTTTAATTCTTGCAGCTTTAGTTTGATCAATAGAACCAAATGTTAATCTGCTACCTTCATGTGTTGTGAAGTTAGTTATTGTTGATCCCGCGTCAAATATTACATTATCCAAACTTAATTTTGAATCATCATAATTCATAATAACTTGCAAGCCCGCCAATTCTGCTTTTGTTAAAGTTGTTGTTAACACCACTTTACCATTTTCTAATGTTGATGACACACCTAGTTTAGCAGTTTCAACAGCTTCTGTTTTATAAGCCATAGATGTTGACATACTCATATTTTTTATTGTGTTCACCTCACCATTCACTGAATTAGTATATAATCCAGAACTTATTCTACTAGCAATTACAGCAGGATCGGAAGAGTGTGACCAGTTTAAATCACCACCCCAAGCAAATACTGCATGTACTTCTTTTATTGGTGTATCAATTAATACTCTATTCTTAACCACACCATCTAACCAACTTTGATTTAATAAACCACTATACCATCTTACTGATGTTGAGGTTGATGTTGGGATCATCGCTGTTGATGACATATTTTGCCCCATCACATGTGCAAATAACGCGTATGAATCCGCTTCACCAAATGTATTTCCACTAAGTGAGACTTTACCAACTTTCTTTTCTAACGCTGGTAATGTAAAGAAATTTGCGGTCCCGCTAATATCTGTTTGTGAATGTCCTAAAAATGCTTTATACGCATCTGATACCGTCACAATATTATTCATCCAAGCTTTAGTAAACGCCGCTCCAACAAATACACCAACCGAATCACCTACTTTAACCTGTGTTGTGAAAAGAGCCTCACCACTAGCATCTAATGGTAATTGTGCGATAGGTGTTTGTGTCCA